AAAATCAGTGGCAATTTGCCCAAAGACGAATGACATTATTGTTTGCTCAATACTTGATGAAGCAGAAAATAAATACTATGACTTTGATGTAGTTTCCGTCTTAGAAAACCAATATTATACGTTATTTACATTTGACCAATCAATTGAATTTGTTGAAGGTAGATTCTATATGATGTATCTTTACGACTCAACACAAAATGTTGCCCATAGAGAAAAGATATACTGCACGGACCAACCTATCGCTACATATAGCGTCAACGATGGTCAATATAAAGTGCAGACACAACAAAATGAATTTGTAGTTATATGAAGTTAGATATCCAAAAAAGCACAAATAGAGTAGTTCAACTTTCAGTATACGAACCACCTAAAATTGTAGAGCATAATAGAGAAAATTGGGTTGGATGGGGAGAAGAAGATAATTACTTTGACTTTCTAATTGAGAGATATACCACAAGCCCTACTAACAATGCGGTCATTAACAATATCGCAAAATTGATATTTGGTAAAGGTCTTTCTGCTATTGATGCCTCTGCAAAGCCAAATGATTACGCATCAATGATGAATATCATTAGTGAGGAATGTGTAAAGCAAGTGATTATAGATCTAAAGATGTTGGGTAATGCCTCGTTTCAAGTAATTTGGAATGACAAACATGATGCAGTATCTAAAATATACCACATTCCCGTTCAGTTGTTACGAGCAGAAAAGTGCAATGAAGAAGGTGATATTGAGGCATATTATTACTCGGATAACTGGCAGGACACAAGGACTTATGTTCCTAAGAGAATTCCCGTATTTGGCTCATCAAAAGAGAGCGTAGAGATATTCTATATCAAACAATACTCAGTAGGCACAAAATACTATTCTTATCCCGACTACCAAGGTTCAATTCCTTACGCAGTTTTAGAAAATGACATTGCTCAGTATTTGATTAATGAGGTGCAAAATGGCTTTTCAGGCACAAAGGTCATAAACTTTAATAACGGAGTCCCTACGCCTGAGCAAATGGACGAAACCACCTCATCCGTAATGAACAAATTGACTGGACCTAATGGAAAGAGAGTTATTGTAAGTTTCAATGATACTGAGGCAAACAAAACCACTATTGATGACATTTCTCTAAACGATGCGCCAAGCCACTATGAGTATTTGGCAGAAGAATGTTTGAGAAAGATTCTATTAGGGCACAATGTAACATCTCCGTTATTGTTTGGTATATCTTCTACCAATGGTTTTTCGAGTAATGCAGATGAATTGGAAAACTCGTTTATCCTATACTATAACATGGTCATTAAGCCGTATCAAGATTTGATACTAAAGTCAATTTCTCACATACTGGCAATAAATAACATTACTCTAAAACTATACTTTAAGACTTTGAAGCCTTTGGAGTTTTCAGGAGTCGACCAAGTTCCTACGGAATTGAGTAAACAACCTACATTATTGGACTCATTGATAGGCCTAGGAGAAGATGTAAGCGAGGATTGGATTCTTATTGACGAATATGACGTGGACTATGAATTAGAGGCGCAGAGAGACGAAGAAATAGAGTTACTCAATATGCCAAAGCAAACGTTAATGAGCAAAATTCGTCAGGTATTCTTTGACAAAGGAATAGTTTCTACGGGTACAGCAAGACCAAACACAAAAAGTCAAGATGATAAATGGGTAGATGGCTTTAAGTTTTACACAAGATATCGTTATGATGGACCCGTTGATACAAATAGCAGGTCATTTTGCTCAAAAATGGTAAGTGCAAACAAACTATATCGCAAGGAAGATATCCTAATGATGAGTAAAATGTCAGTCAATCCGGGTTGGGGTCCCAAAGGAGAGGATACTTATGACATTTGGCTATATAAAGGTGGTGGTAATTGTCGCCACGTATGGAAAAGGCAGACGTATGTATCATTAACTGAGACTGGAGGAATTGACTTTAATAGCCCTATTGCTCAGGAAAGAGCCAAAGTTGCAGTAAACAAAGCGGAAAAAGCAGGTTATGTAATTAAGAATCCAAAGAAAGTATCTCAAAAACCAAGAGATATGAGATACAATGGCTTCCTACCAAGTAACCC